TGGGGTTCGGGTCTTCCGCGATTTCGCTGATATCAAGTCCGAATTTATCTGAATCTGCCATTTAAAATACAATAATAGTTTATTAACGTATTTTTTACAAGGATTTATCGACCTGATGACCCAATCCCCCTCTCTCCGCGAATGGTGTCCGCGCCTAAATCCTCCACCTTGTCCACTAATTCCACGAAAATCGGCATTAAACTGGGCGCGCAGATCTGGATAAGCCGGTCAAATCTTTCCACCGTGTATTCGGGCCTTATGCAATCCAGCATCCCAATGAGGTTTCCGCGATACCCGGAATCCACGATCCCAGTTGAATTGGCTAAACGCAATGGCGTCTTGGAAATGCTCGACCTCGGATGCATATAGTATCCCGTGTTGTAAGAGTGAATGAGCCCATTGGCGTCCTTCTCTACGATTTGCGCAGAACACTTGATTTTGAAATCCAACTTGTTCACATGTTCGGGAGTGCAGTTAAACTCGGTATAAGGCGAAAACAAATCGACCCCAGCGTCAATGTGGTGTGGATTGTTGTTCAAATCCGCGTTGTGATTGTAAATGGCCTCGTAGTATTTGGTGTATAGTTCGGAGCCATCTGCGTAAAGACGCAAATGCATATACCTGGGGTAAATCTGGAGCAAGTTGTGGTGAATGAACATTTTATACAAATTTATGTAAATTATCTTTAAACCCCTTTTAAGGGAACTCGTCGTTCCCTTATGATCCCATACTAAAAAAAGAATTGGAGCGGTGTTTTATAAAAACCTTATAATAAAGGAGGGGTTAAAGGGGAACTGCGTTCCCCTTGCAGTACGTGGGGCTGTACCTATAATAAAAGAAAAACAGCGGTCCCATAAACATGGCCAAAATGATACCAAATATTTTCTGGAAAATGGTTCCGGCTTTGCCAAAACAGTAGATCGACCAGACGAATGCAATCAGACCAATCATGGTCCATACAAACGCGAATAACCCAAAAATTTGAAGGGTGGTTTGGGCTTCTTTGTCTTTTTCGTCTTTTTCCTTTTTGTATTTTTCGTCCATTATACAATATTAAGGGAACTAATAGTTCCCTTATGAACCCTCCTTAAAGGGGCTCCGACGGTCGGCGCCCAAAGGGCACCCTAACCTCCACGAATCTTACCCGATTCACATGCCACCACAGAACCTCGAGAAGCGGTGGGCGTTTTGGCCGCCGGATATCCCACTTTATCCTTAATGGTGTATCCGGGTGATTGGACTCCATATGCAAGCGCATTTGCCGTTTGTTTTCCATAAGCGGTCATAAACGTATTGGCTGAGTTGGTGACCGTGTCATATTTTAACCGGGTTAAGCGCGCGCTCGAATCCACACCGCCTTGCGACGCAAACTTGCTGTTGCTCGGTTTGTAGTAAAGCGGGACATAGGGGGTTCCAATGGTCGGATTCACGGTTCCGGTCTTGAACTGATTTCCTTGGCTTCCGGTGGCGAAGGCCGGTAAATTGGTTACATACAAAGTTATAACTCCAGCCGAAAGTCCTGGAGTGTAAATATTGGAAGCATATCCAGCATTTGGAGATCCAAGACGAGATACTGGTTGCAACTGTCCTTTTGCAACTGGATTTGAAATATCGGCTGGAGGATAATTGCCCGCCGGTATTCCTAAAATAGTCTGGAAAACATTATTCAAAATGCGTATTTGCGGAACAATGGTTCCTCGAGGTATTTCCCACGAGATATTTCCGCGAGTATACCTTGCAGTATGAATCGTTTCGTCCGTTGCAAAACACTGGAGTTGCACCTTGGCAGACAAAGTGTCATATGCAAAATTAAACAAAAACACCTTACTGCCGTTCATGGTATCCGTGTAATAATGACCCCGGGCCATCAATACCGTTTGGAAAAGCAAGTTAAGTTCGCCAATGTCGTAGTTTCCATCGGCAACAGTGAAATTGTATACAGTGGCGTCTATCCATTGGTATTGGAATAAAGGACTCGAACTGAAGCCATTGAATGACGCCTTGGCACAATGGTTGATTCCATTGGGTGTGTAAATGTTGGGAATACTGTCTGGTGACCCCGGTTTATACGTGGGATTACCATACCGGATACTGAATACCTCGTTCTGCTTGACAGTGCGGTTTCGGCTTATCAAATATTCGGTGTTCGAAGTATAATAGGTGTCGTTGGAAGCCGTGAACTTTCGCTTAATGTTGCCGGAACTGCGGACTCGGCGTCTTGCGTCGTCGGATTTACTGCATGCTACCGTGTCACAACGACCAACCGGTCTCTCAGTATTGTTCTCGGTCAAATTGAATTCGGACACGTAAGTGGGGGGGACAGTTGACATGGTATTATCAATGGTTCCGCCCGGTTGTAAAAAAGCGTCGACCGAGACATTGGCGCGCGTTTTGCAAGTATTCGTGTTTGCAATTTCTCTGCGATAATGTTTTAAAGGAGGTGCTAAAAAGAAACCATAATGCGATTCAGTGCTGAATGTGTTGATATTTTTTTTAAGCCCCGCAACTACTTGGTTAAATGTTTTGCCTTTCCATGAGATGTTTCGTTTTGCATTCATATTTAGTGTAGCCGACATTATATATTTTTAAAGGAAAAGAAACCGTAAGTTTTATCAAATGCCTAAAATCAACTACAACTCTCTGTCTTCAAAATCAAAAAAATGCATGGTCTCATATTCTTCCACAATTGTGTATTCGGGTTTTTTTCGAAAAAAAGACCGGATGTAAGAAATCAAGTCGTCGAACCACATTATAGAGTATCTCTATACCAGTTTTTTGATACACTGCGAATCGACCTGGAACGGTTTCTGTTTCTCTTCTTGGGGCACAATACGCAACAAGCATTTTGCCTTTTTGCCATACAGCGGTTTGGTGCATCCACTCTCCTTCTTTTTAAGGGTTTTTGCCGGTTTTTCGTCCTTCATGCATCTAGAACGAAAATTCTCATACGTGTTGCGAACCTCATCATACGTCAAATCGGATTTCTTGCTTAACATAGTGTTTATCAGTTCGTGTAAATTAAACAAATACTTGGAAAATGTTTCGCGGTTCTTCATATCCGCCATACGCAAGGGTAATTTCTTGAAATTCTCTTTTAAATTGGCTCGGCATTTGCCACACGGCAACACATTTTGCAAACTCAAAATGAAACTGCGGTAATTCTCCTTGTCTTTTTGCTTGGGATTCACGGGGTAGTTGAAACTAATGGTGTGAAGAAAATGCCACGCACTGTTGCCCCAAATGGATGTGAGAAACCCGTCATTGCTGTTGTAATCTTCTTGGGTAAAGACGTTTTTTCGGGTCTTGGTCATTTTTCTCTTATATACCCTTGAGAAAATAAAGGGAACCAAGGTTCCCTTTTGATCCCTCCTTTTGATCCCTCCTTTTGATCCCTCCTTTTGATCCCTCCTTTTGATCCCCTTTATCGTTTTATTCTCTATTGAATAAATGTCAATAGACAATATACAATGGCAAATCTTTACGAAACCTTTTCTCAATATATTCGTCCTTACTACACTAAAATATTGTATCTGATACTTTTAGGCATCTTTTCGGTTGCCGCCTACTATGCTTATGGCAAATGGGGGAAACCCAAACCGAAAGCAAACGCAGAGATTTATCAACCAACCGCATCCAAGGATGCCACTGTCTACTTTTTCTTTGCGGACTGGTGCCCCCATTGCAAGAAGGCAAAGCCTGCGTGGTCCCAATTCACCAACAAATATGATGGAAAAGTAGTCAATGGCTCAAAAGTTGTTTGTGTCGCTGTTGACTGCACCGATGCAGAGAAACCGGAAACCGCACAAATGATCAACCAATTCAATGTGACATCTTACCCCACCGTGAAAATGGTGAAAGACGGAAATACTTATGAATTCGATGCCAAGATTACCGAGGCGAATTTAGAGGAATTCGTCAAGAGTTAAAGAAAGAGTTAAATTTTTACAACCGAACATACCACTTTCGGCAATCGGAAAGGCACCGTTTTTATCCCCAAAAATTTACTGTCGGGGCGATTCATTTTTGCAAATAATTCTTTGGTATCGTAAACGCGTATCGGCGGGTTCAAATTCTGCTGAATGACCGTGGTTTCTTTTTCATAGAACAAGAGCGCAATGCCCATAGGAAAAATTGGGTTTTCGGCGTTTCCAAAAAAGGACAGATCCCGATTTCAATGGATTACGTGCGTATGGATACGACAACGTTTTTTCAAAAAATGCATCTACGTTGTTAAACAAATCAACCGCGTCCACCACATCTGGAAATGAAACATGAAAAACAGTGGCAAAAAATCGGCGAATCAGCTCAACACATTGAAACGGAACTCCATAATCTGTTTGGTATGTTTTGTTGGTTTTTTTCACATAAATATCGATTTGCATTTATAATAGAATAAGATAATATTTTATTACAAATATATATAATGAGTTTCGCAGATATTAAAGCCGCAATTATGGAAAATAAAATAAAAGCAGTGAAAGACCTAATCAAAGCACATCCAACAATTGTGAATATTGAAAATGATGCGCGTGAAACACCCTTGTACATGGCTTCCTATTTAGGTCACCTGGATATTGTTGAACTTTTAGTTGAAAGCGGAGCACGTATTGATCATAAAGATACAAGAGGAGGATGGACTGCATTAACGTTAGCATCTTCTCAAGGTCATAATCATATTGTTGAATATTTGATTATTGAAGGAGCCAATTTAAATGAACGAAACAATGCGGGAGATACAGCATTAATAGTTGCGTGTGCTAGTAATGACGGTCATAATTATTTAAAAATAATTGGGTTGCTTTTAGATGAAGGTGTTGATATATCTATAAAAGATAATGAAGGACATGACGCAATGTATTACGCAGAAAGGAGAGGAGATCCATTTGTAATTCAATTATTAGCAACGGTTGAAGATATGATAGCAAACCGGTTTACACTTGAGATTGTCCCAATAAATAAAAGTCGAATCCCGGCGACAGCCGAAGATATTATCAATATGGAAGACGTCAATATTGAAGATTTTTTGGCAGAAACTAATCAAAATAAAATAATAAAACACAACAATCTTTTTTACACATTAAATACAAAAGAAATTCGAAAACATTATTTAAGAGAAAAACACAATATAAACTTTATATATTATCCTTGTAAAAGAGTCATACCACCGCCCGCGTTTGGTGTAGGTAAAAATGATGTTCATGTGGATAAACCGCTTTTTTCTGCGAGTTACATTGTAGGGGTTTTGTCGGACTTTGTTTTATTGGATGAAGTGCAAGCAATGGTAGAATCTAGAAACCAATATTTTGAAATTATTACGAGTGGTTCCGATGTTGAAGATATTCCGGCGACCGCTTCTGCACAAATGCTTACGTCGCATGCAAATGCGTTTAGTGCGAACCACTGCCAACCGGGTAAAGAGGCGAAAATATTCAAGCTGAAAATGATAAATATTGTGGAGGATGCCGTGGAAGCCAGTATAGTAAAATCTTTATCAAAGGCTTTGGAAGAAGAAAAAGAAGAAAAAGAAGAAAAAGAAGAAGAAGAAAAAGGAAAAGGAAAAAAAACTAGAAGGAAGGGAAAGAAAGGAAAGAAGTCGAAGAAAGGAAAGAAAGGGAAGAAGTCGAAGAAGGCAAAGAAGACACGCTAAGTTTTTTTTGCATCTTCCGCGCCCTTCTTTATGAGCGACTCTCTTTCCTCCGGACTGCTCGCCAATTTAAAAATGGTTGTATAATCGATATACCCCGCATTTAATAGAATTTCACGCTTCGGTTTTATATCAGATTGACACTGGTTTTTATCCGACATTATGTTAAAAATATAAAAAATATACTCAAATGACCCATGAATCTCATTGATGTTAGCATTGCTTGCCGTATATGCATTCCGAAACCCCAATATCGTTTTTGGATCTGCACTGCATTTTGCCAAAGGATAATTGAGCAAGAACCCGCCATCCGTGTAAAACTCTCCTTCATATTCAGCAGGTTTGAATAAAATCGGCAACGCCGCGCTCGCATACAATGCATCCAGCACCTTCATATTTGGATGCGTCAAGTGCGAAAACTCGGCAATTTCAAACGTGGAAAGTTTGACCGCATACAGGTGAATGTTTTTCTTAGAAAACTCATAAAACTCTTTCAGCGTAATGGTCAGTTCCAGGTCTTTGCCTCGGAACAAAGGACCGAAAATCTCCTGGAATAATTCGTTTCCATAAATGCCCTTATTCAAATAATAGCTGTATATATTTAACACATTGAATTTCCACACGTTTTGCCAAGGACGCTTGATCATAAAATCGTCAAGTTCCTCCCAAGTGTATTCCAAAGCCATAATAACAGCGAGCATTCCTCCTGCCGACGTTCCGTAATACGACTGGATGGAATCGTGAGACCAAACCTTGTCCAGATTCGATTGTTTTAGTGCGCCATATATGTTGAAAATATTGGCTCCACCTCCATTGATTATAATGTTTGTGATAGGAACCGGTTCTATTTCTTCTTCCGACATCTTTGATTAGATAAGCGGTAAATGTTTATATAATAAAATACTCTTTATTATATAATAATGGCGTTTTTACTACCCACCGAAGAAGAAACCAGTGGCAAAATTAATATTGACGATTTATACGAAAAACAGCAGAAGAAGGATATGAAACAGGTTTCCATTTTTAACAAGATTCTGAACCGCATCCACAACAAGATTAAAATCACGGCGCGCAGTCGCAATGGAGAGAAATACATTTGGTTCACAGTGCCCGAATACATTTTTGGCGAACCGGTTTACCAACAGTCGGACTGCATTGCTTATTTAGTCGATAAGCTGGAAGACAACAAGTTCTATATTCGGTACATGCATCCGAACTCTCTGTTTGTTTCGTGGGCGCATTTTGTGCCCTCCTACGTGAGGAGCGAAATTAAAAAGAAGATGGGACTCATCGTGGACGAGAATGGGAACGTTATCGATAAGCTGGAAGACGTGCCGGACGAGAAGTTGAACGACCGGCTTTTCCAGAAAGAGACGAAGAAAGAAACCAAGAATTTCACGCCGATTTCGAATTACAAACCTACCGGGAAGTTCGTTTATGACGCCGAGTTTTTCGAAAAACTCGAGAAGAAGATTTCCGAGTAATTGCATTTCCTCCTTTTTTAGGACATTCTACTACTTTGATTGTTTCCCAAATATCAGACAAATGCACTTTTTTAATGTCACTTCCCTTTCTATATTTAATATTATGATCTTTATCAAAGCTTCTAACTGTTTTTTTTGTTGTCAACGGTGATAATTTATTTTTTTTATATTCAATACAGTCGCCGACTTTGATTTTTATTTGTTTTTTTGGATCATCAATTTCAATAGTGTTGCCGACTTTTACGACTTTATCTGGCATGTTTTTTAATCGTTCTGCTTCCAATTTATCTTCTTTTTCCCTCTTCACTTTTTCCCTCTCCTTTTCATCTTCTGTTTTGATATATTCATCGATTTCATTTTTATTCATGCTTGTCCACTTCATTTGTGCCTCAACAAAGTTCATATACTCCAATGTTTCTGCATCCGCTGGTTTACCAATCTCTTTAATCAAATCTCTTTTTTCGTTGATGTCTTTTTCTAATATTTTCTCCAGGGTTTCAAACTCTTTTTGTTTTTCCTTGAACGCCGGTATTACAATTTTTTTGAAAGGTTCCAAATCAATATCGTTTTTTTTCAAAATGTTGCAAAACATTTTTTTCACAATTTTCACAATAATTTTTTGAAACTTAACAATATCTAAATTTTCGGCGTCGGTTTCGCCTTCTGAAATCCTCGTTTCATACGCATCAATATCAAAAATGTCGGGTTCGACCTTTGTCTCTAAAACCTTGGGTTCAATTTCATCTTCATCGTCGATTACGTTTTTCATATTTGCAATATCATAAAGTCGGACTATGATTTTGTTTAATATCCCAGAAAGTTTGAGTTTTAAAAGTTTTGAGAAATTTTTCTTGCCATGATTGCACATATACAACATAGAACTGTTAAAATCATCTCGCACGTCTGCCTTAGCACCTCCGATTTTTTTACCCGTATCGAATTCGTAAAAAATTGCATCAATTTGTTCAGTTGCTTTGTTTGAGATATGCATGAAATCTTCAAAATAAGTTTCCGCATCATTTTCAGATTCGGCTTTTTCAATCAATATGTTTGCTTGACCTCTTAACTTTTTGTATTCGTTGATTATTTTATTTAACTTTCCGAAAACCTCTTCAATTACTGGAACGTTAATGATCATTGCATCTTCTAAAAAATTATTTATGTTTTTCTTCTTGATTATTCTATCTATATTTATATTATCAAAAACCTCCGGCTTCTCGGGTTCTTTTTCTTCGCATTTTGGCAGTTCT